ACACGCCAAAAGTGATTGAACCGATTGAATATAACCCGCTCCAGTCCTGCAACGTGGTGGTGACAGACCAAAATATCCGGTGTACCTACAAAGACGGATCGGGAACGGCCCAGGGCTACACGGTATATTTTGACGACGTGAAAGGGCCGTCTGTAATTGCGGGACACGCCCATAAAATGAAGATCATAGAACCGGCGACCGGGAAAGAATGGCCGGTCTATGAAGTCCGGGACGGCCAGATCACAATAAAAGAAAAACAATACCCCATAAAACTGGCGGACGGGTTTTATATTATCCGAAAACTGACCGTGACAGAGTGCAAGCGTCTCCAGACGGTGCCGGAGGACTACATATTCCCCGTGTCTGATACCCAGGCTTATAAAATGCTGGGCAACGGCTGGACGGTGGACGTGATCGCCCACATTCTCCACTATGCGCCGGGGATCACAACCGAGCCGCTGGAAGTGCTGTCCATGTATGACGGTATGAGCTGCGGGCACCTGGCGCTGGATAAGCTGGGGGCGCATATCGCCCACTACTACGCAACCGAGATCGACAAGTACGCCGTAAAGACCACACAGCACAATTTCCCGGACACCATCCAACTGGGGGACGCTTTCCGAGTGCGGGATGATGTGTGGAAATTACCAGAGGAGGCAATATGAACAAATTAACAGACAGATCGCCTATGAGCCAGACGGACAAGCTGTGTCTGGTGGCGCTGGCCGGGGTGATCCTCACGGCGGCCTTGGCAGATTGGGCGATGGACGCAGCGGCATACCGTGCCGTAGAGGCGGACAAGCCCCAGGTTGAGATGGTGGAGATTGTTCAGCCTATCGACTGCACGCCCCTTGCAGCAGCTATGGAGGCTATGCAGGAGGACCCGTACCGGGAGGACATCCCACTGAGCCGGGAGCTACAAGCGGCACTCTATGAGGTCTGTAGTGCCAACGATGTGGCTCCATGCCTGGTACTCGGGGTAATTTGGGCGGAGAGCCGCTTCGACCCGGAAGCGGACAACGGACTTTGTTATGGGTATATGGGTCTGAATCGGAACTATTATCCGTCGGACCTTACCCCCGCCGAAAATATCCAGGCTGGAGTGATCCACCTGGCGGGGCAGCTTGAGCGGTATGGCGGAGACATTCAGGCGGCATTGACAGCCTATAACGCAGGTTATGACACAGGTTCCAGGACCTACGCAAAGAAGGTTCTGGACGCCTCAGAGAAATGGGGGAAAGGTTAATGAATAAATATAAGCTGACAAAAGAAACGAAGGTTTTGGGTGGTATTACACTATACAGAATCATTGCGGTCTCTGATTTTGCGAACGTAAAAGCGGGAGAACTCGGGGGCTTTATCGAAAAAGAAAACAACCTATCACAAGATGGGTCTTCCTGGGTCTTCCACAACGCTCGGGTCTATGGCGACGCTCAGGTCTGCGGAAACGCTCAGGTCTACGGCGACGCTCAGGTCTGCGGCGACGCTTGGGTCTACGGCTGCACTCAGATATTTTGGATTTCTAATATTGGGTCTCGCTCTAGGACTACTACATTCTTTTTGTGCGAAGACAAAAAAATTCGTGCCAAATGCGGGTGTTTTTATGGAGACCTGGATGAGTTTTCGAGCAGGGTACAAGCTACCCATGGCGGAAACAGGTATGGTGAGACATACAGGTTAGCCATTGAGATGGCAATGTCCCAAATTGTGATACCGGAGGGTGATTTTGAATGATGTACCCTACCAACCCAACCGGGTATTTCAACAACCCGGAGCCGCCGCTGGATCCGCCGGACTGCTTGGAACCAGAACCCACTCCGCCTCCAGAGCCTAAACTATTTCAGCCACTTGAGCGATACACGCTTTCTGAGATAAAGGAATATTGCGAAGCGTGGGAAGACTGCCCCCAAAACAGCAGATGCGCGTTTTACAAATTTTGCGGGGTGTGTCCTTGCGAATGGAAAGGGATATAGGAGGTTGTATTAATTGGCAATCAAAAATTTTGCGGAATTGATGGAGCTCAACTTAAAAGAGCACATTTCCAAAAAGCCGATCCTGAAAAAAGAGGGCGGCGAATGGAAGAAAATCGGAGAACTGGACTACCTAAGCTGGCCAGACTGCCTATGGCTGCTGCACCAGAACGGGGCAGAGAAGGTAATTTACGGCAATGTTCGGTCTGGCGCGGACCACCCTCTGTTTTTGATTGATGGACGCGCGCCCTTTGTCCGGGTCTATGTGGAGGTGGACGGAGACCGCCGGGAGCTGGACTACCCGGTGATCGACGGGGCTCGGGATATCAGCATGGACAAGCTGGTCCAGTCAGACATCCACAACGCCACCCAGCGGGGCTTTGTCAAGTGCGTGGCAATCAACTGGGGCCTTGGCCTCTCTCTGTGGCAGAAGGAGGAGAATGAGGAAGGAAAGCGCCGTAAGCCCTCTGACGACCTGGAGTTCCACAACATCATGGCGATCAAAGAGCGGGTAAACCGCTTTATCACCAGCAAGCTCCAGGGCGGTATGAGTATGGAGGATGTTTTATCCGGGCTCCAACTCAGTCAGGCGCAATTCAGCACCGTCATGAAATACTTTGACGGGATCGCGACCTTCGAGCAGCGGCTCTCCAGGCTATGATCCACAGCAAGGACAGAAGCGGATGGTTCGGGGCTTCTGACACGGCCCGGATCATGGGCAGCTGGGAGACGGCTACTTTTGAGAAATTTTGGCTGGAAAAGCTGGGATTGTACCGCTCCAACTTTGAAAACCTCTCCATGAAGACCGGGACTTATTATGAGGGCAAGATTTTGGATTTCCTGGAGGTGCGCCGCCGTGACCGGCAGATTCGTATCCCGTCACTTCGGCTGAGGGTCAATCTGGATGGGGAGGACAAGATCATTCATGAGGTCAAAACTTACAGAAGGGAGCTCTTTTCTGTCACCCGGCCTTATTGGATGCAGGCCCAGGTTGAGATGTATGCGGCAAAAAAGCCGCTGGAGATCGCAGCCTACCGGCTTCTGGAGGATGATTTTCAAAACTGGCTGCTCCCCATCGACCGGGACCGGCTGTCCAGATACCCCGTCGCCTATGATCAGGAATGGGTGGAGGACCGCTATCTCCCCCGACTGCGCTATCTGGCGGAGTGCTTGAAGAAAGGAGTGTGGCCCAGTGAAATCTCCTATTGATACCGTAAAGGGCCGGATTGTTGGCTACGATGAGCGCACCGGGGACGTGCTCATCCGGGCCCGGTACGAGGACTATTTCACCCTCTGCAAGCGGGAGTACAAGTCCTGCCTGGTGCAGCTGGTGGACAGCCGCCCCCTCTCTGGCAGGCAGCGCAAGACCTGCTACGCCCTGCTTCGGGAGATATCCAATTACACCGGCATGGGGGCCGATCCTACAAAAGAATGGATGAAGCTGAAATTCATTGCGGAGGACTTGAACGAGACCGCGGACAAGCGATGTTTACTCTGATTGGACGGACTATGACCATTGCTGCGAGGAATGGGAGGAACGGGCATGAACACAATCTACAAACCGAATGGCGCGGCGGCGGAGTACGGCGACTACGCCGTGAACATCTACACCGGCTGTCCCCACCGCTGTTACTACTGTTTCGCGCCCAATGTTCTGCACCGGGATCGGGAAGTATTTCACTCCTGCGTGGAGCCGCGCAAGGACATTGTGGCGGAACTTCGGCGGCAGTTGGAGCGGAAGCAGATCACCGGGAAGCTGGTCCACCTGTGCTTTACCTGCGACCCTTACCCCACAGGTTACGACACGACCCCAACGAGGGAAGTCATTAAGGCCCTGAAGGAATACGGCAACCACATCCAGATTTTGACCAAAGGGGACGGAAGCCGTGACTTTGACCTGCTGGATGGTGAGGACTGGTATGGCGTAACTGTCAGCGGAGCCGACCACGAAAGCCAGGAGCCGGGAACAATACCCGAGTGGCAGAGGCTGGGAATCATGCAGGATGCGCCGTGCAGGAAGTGGATTTCTTTTGAGCCGGTCATACATGAGCGTTTTGTCTTGAATATCATTTTCATGCTCAAACCGGATGTGCGCGTGAAAATTGGCAAGCTGAACTACCACCCGTCGGACATCAACTGGGCGCAGTTTGGCCGGGAAGCGGAAGCGCTGTGTAAGGGCCTGGGCCTGGACTACTACATCAAGGACAGCCTGCGGGCGGAAATGGAGAAATGCTGATGGAATGGAACAGCGTAAAAGACGGTTTGCCAAAACAGCAAGAAAACTTTGAGCGTTATATTGTAAAAGTTCTCCGTAGCCACTATCCTACATCGACTTATGATTCATGTGATTCCCCATATGATGAGGAATTTGTAACCACAGCTCTTTATGACAGTGAGCAAAAAATATGGCATTTAGATTGTGAAGAATGCCTGAATGCTCTTATTGACATTGAGGACTCACCGTTAAACGGCGATTTTGTCACTGACTGGATGCCGCTCCCTAAACCGTAAACCGTTAGCGGCGGAAGGACGGGAACAAGACCGTGATTTACATTGAGTACGGGAGGGATTAGCGGTTTGAAAGATTTACATACGCTGGACAAATATCGTCTGATGGAAGATGAGCGCCGCATTGCCGGGGTAAACGGAGACAGTGGGTGCGGCTTCTTCAAGGTGTTTGTCAATGGGCGCTCATTTTTCTGCATTGCTTCTGATGGTGGTGGATGGGACCATGTGAGCATACACCCGAAGAATCAAAAGCGGTGTCCTTCTTGGGATGAGATGTGCGCCATCAAGGATATGTTTTTTGGCCCGGAGGAAACCGTGGTGCAGTATCACCCACCAAAAAGTAAGTATGTGAATATTCATCCGCATGTTTTACATCTTTGGAGACCGAACAACGGGGCAGAGATTCCTATGCCGCCAATATCGTTTGTATAGGAGGAATTTTAATGCTTAACCACATCGTAATCATGGGCCGTCTCACCCGTGACCCGGAGCTGCGGCGGACTCAGAGCGATACGCCTGTTGCCAGCTTCACGCTGGCGGTGGACCGAGACTTCAAGGATAAACAGACCGGCGAGCGGGCCACCGACTTTATTGACGTGGTGGCCTGGCGTTCCACTGGCGAGTTTGTAAGCCGGTACTTCACAAGAGGCCGCATGGCTGTGGTGGAGGGCCGTTTACAGATCAGGGACTGGACCGACAAGGAGGGCAACAAGCGCCGCTCCGCTGAGGTTATCGCCGACAACGTCTATTTTGGCGACAGCAAGCGGGAGGGCGGCTCCGGCGGGCAGGAGAGTTATTCCGGCGGCTATGGCGGGTACTCCGCCCCCGCCGGGGGCTACCCCGCTCAGCCTGACCCGGACAGCGAGTTCGCCGAGCTGACCACGGATGACGGGAATCTTCCATTCTAGGAGGAAACATGAAGATTACATGGTTCGCCATAGACTGCAACCTGTACACGCACCCCAAAATGATGAAACTGTCCGCCACATTGAAAACGGATGTGGACACGCTGGTTGGCAAACTGGGACGCCTCTGGGCCTGGGCAAAGCTGTCCGGAAACGAGGACGGCAACATAGGGCAGCTTCCAGCCCAGGAGATCGCCGACATTATGCGGTGGAAAAAGAGCGCCCAGGCACTGCTGTCTGCCCTGACTGACTGTGGCTTTCTTGACATATCTGACAGCGGAAATTTTCTGCACGGGTGGGCGGAATTGAACGGGGATTTCACCAAGAAAAAGCGCAAGGATAATGACCGGAAAAAGAAAGCCCTTTCCATGGAAAATCATGAAAAGCTCTCTGGAATTTCCGTGGAAATTCCACGGAAAATTTACGGACATTCCGAGGAAATTCCAGGGACACAGTACAGTACAGTACAAGAGAAAGAACTATCCCCTGACGGGGATAGTAAGAAAGACCCCGCCGTCGCCGCCGTCATGTCGGCCTATATGGACCGGATCAACCCCAACGTCTCAGAACAGCTTGCGGCGGAAATGCTGGGCTTTCTCAAGATCATGGGGCAGGAGTGCTGCCTGCGGGCCATACAAATCGCTCAGGATGAACGCAAGACCCAATGGTCTTACGTTCGGGGGATTCTGCGCTCAAAACTGGCCCAGGGAGTGCGGTGTTTGGCGGATTGGGACGCTGTAGAAGCAAAGCGCGAAAAAGAAAAGCGGGGAGGAGATGACGGCTATGAATACCTGTGAGAACGGCGCGATCCTGTTCCGGAAAGAATTTATCGACCCGGCACAGGAGCCCTTTGGGCTGTGGTGGTGCCAGGACGTGCTGGACATGGAGGCGGTGTCCGCCAACGCTGTGTACAAAGCGGCGGACGCGCCCTGGAGTGATATAACCGCCTGGTCGGACTGGATGTCTCAATTTCCATACATCCTGGTAGCTGTGCCGCCCGGGCCGGTGCAGGACGAAATCTCGGGGGAGCTTTCCGCCCGGTCGCCGGTCCCGGTGATGATACCGTCTGCGAAGTCGTTCTACGGAGCGGGGAGTATCCGGGAGCTGCGGGAAAACGTTGGTCTGGGGGCGGTTGACAAGCTGCTCCTGGACGCGGAGGAGGTCCCGGTATCCGGGCTCCTGAACATCGCGGAAATCAGCACGGAGAAAAAACGAAATTCCGTCCGGGTTGTGTCCGGGATACCAAAGCTGGACGGCGCGATTGGCGGGTTTTCCGGCGGGGCCCTGTCGGTCTGGACCGGGAAGCGGGGGGAGGGGAAATCCACCCTGTTGGGACAGATTCTGCTGGACGCAGTCAACCAGAATCACGTTGTCTGCGCCTATTCCGGGGAGTTTCCAAAAGAAGATTTCAAGCTCTCCATGCAGCAGCAGGCGGCAGGCTATCTCAACGTGACTGCAACGACGGATCAGGCGTCCGGGAGAACATTTTACACCGTGGACCAGCGCGTGGTTCCGGCCATTGATGAGTGGTGGGACAAACGGCTGTTCCTCACCGACATAGGGAGAAAAAGAGCCCACGAGGAGGACACGATCCTAAACCTGTTTGAGTACGCGAACCGGCGGTACGGCGCGGATGTATTCCTGGTGGACAACATCATGACCGCGAATCTTCGGGAGGAAGCGCGGTTAGGCTTCTGGCGGGCGCAGTCAGTATTTACCGGCCGGCTGGTGGATTTTTGCAAGCGTCTGAATGTCCATGTCCACCTGGTGGCTCACCCCCGAAAAACGGACAACAAAAAGTTTGATTCCGATGATGTGGCCGGGTCTGGTGATATTACAAACCGGGCGGACAATGTGTTCAAGGTCGAGCGGGTGAAGCCGGAGGATGAGGGCTGCGACGCCGTGGTGACAATCATGAAAAACCGGGAGTTCGGGGCCAGAGGGAAAATCAAGCTGGATTTTAACGAGCCGTCCCGCCGGTTTTTCCCCGCCGGGGGGAGCCCGGCCAAACAATACAGCTGGGAGGCGAAAATACGGTATGGATAAAGATCGGATCATCGATCTGGTAGAGTCTGTGATCTTGGACAAGTTGGACGAGGTGAATCGGTGCGCAAGATCAGAGGTCCGGGGGCGGATGGAGGAGATCGACGCCCTCACCGCCGCTTTAGATGTTTACCGGCAGACGCCGGACTGGACGGCGGCGAAAAGGCTGGTCCTGCCTATGACACTGCCCGGGCTGAACGACTACATAACGGCGGAGCGGTCCCACCGACAGAGCGGAGCCGCCATGAAGCGAAAGTGGCAGCGGGATGTGGCGCTGGTCATGCGGCAGCAGCTGCGCCAGCCTCTGCGGGAACCGGTGATTATGCGGTACACCTGGGTGGAGAAAGACCGAAAACGGGACAAGGACAACATATCCAGCTTTGGCAGGAAGGTTATACAGGACTCTTTTGTGAAGGACCTGAAAGCCTTGCGGAATGACGGATGGTCTAATATTGACAGCTTCACAGACCGCTTTATAGTGGACAAGTCCCGTCCCAGGGTGGAAATTGAGATTTTGGAGGCGAAATAAGTTAAAAAACATGGACATTAAATGCCGTAAAGGGAAGTATGAGCAATGGAGCAAATAGCGCTTTGGAAATCCACGCCAAAAGAGATAACGATGTATAATTGCGCAACTGACATCGTTCTGGACGGGCCTAAGAATGCGGAAATTCAGGCCACGATTTACAAATGCTATGACTACATACATGAGTACAGAAAAATACTCTGTGCAATCTCCGGTGGCTATGACAGCGACATTGTCCTGGACCTTGTGATCCGGTGCGGCGGAAAGGAAAAAACAGATTTTGTTTTTTACGATACCGGCCTGGAATACGATGCGACAAAGGATCACATCGCTTATTTGGAGTCGGTATATGGAGTAAAAATCAGATCAATAGAGCCAAAAAAGCACATCCCAACCTGTGTCCGGGAGTATGGAGTCCCATTTTGGTCCAAGTATGTCTCCGATATGATGTCTCGGCTCCAGCGCCACAATTTCCAGTGGGAGGATGGCAGCGTGGAGGAGCTGCTGAAGAAATATCCCCGCTGCAAGGCCGCGCTGCGCTGGTGGTGCAACGAGTGGGGAGATAAGTCAAGATTCAACATCAGTTACACGCCAGGCCTGAAAGAGTTTATCCAGCAATTTCCGCCCCCGATGCGAATTTCGGCGATGTGCTGCGAAAAAGCAAAAAAAGACCCGGCGCACGCGCTGGAGGACAGCGGAGATTATGGCCTAGCAATCACCGGGGTACGGAAACTCGAGGGAGGAAAGCGATCCACTACATACAAATCTTGCTTTGATGACGGTGGAAGCTGGGAGTTGTCACGGTTTCGGCCTATATTCTGGTGGGGAGACCCGGAAAAGGAAATGTATCGAAAGCACTACGGCATTGTGCGATCGGACTGCTATGAAGTCTGGGGGATGGACCGGACCGGATGTGCCGGGTGCCCGTTCGGCAAAGAGTTTGATGAGGAGCTAAAACGGGTGCAGATATTTGAGCCGAAGCGTTACCAGGCAATGTTGACCGTATTCGGGGAGAGCTACGACTACACCAGAAAATTCCTGGAGTTCCGGGAGAAAATGAAAATCAAGGAAAAACCGAAAGACAATAGGCAGACAAGGATAGAGGGTGTGTGACCGATGACCAGAGAAGAACGGCCCATAAATCCTTTCCGGAAAGGCAGCCGTGTCTGGAATATCATGGAGATGGCGATCCAGGAGCAATTTGACGGATTGCCTGGGATATCTGATTTAACATTGCATGACATAGCAGAATTGCTCGATACCTCTTGTTATGAAATTTCAGCTGATATTTATAAAATCAAAATAAAAACCGGGTACATTGTGCCGCACGTGAAGATGCCTGGAGGGAGGAAAAAGCGGAAGTGACAAACAAATTTCTTGAGCGGCTGAAACTTTTGAGCTTGAGGGGAGGATTGTAGGAAACGATGAAACTGTACGATAACGGCGCATATCGGGATGATTTCATGGAGCTGGTTTATTGCCTGCTTCATGGCGACGGGGACAATTACCGCGCAAATCAAATCATTGACGCATTTGATAGCGCCCCGGAGGTCGAAGCTGAACCGTTGCCGACCAACGACCCACTGACCCTGGAGGAGCTGCGGGGGATGGATGGGGAGCCAGTGTGGATCGTTCCGATGCGCGGAAGCGGCGGTTTCTGCACTTGGATGCTGGTTGATGCAGAATACGAGCTATGTCGAGAGGCCCATGGCAAAATGGCTGTGTTCGAGAACTGCGGAAAGACTTGGCTGGCCTACCGCCGCAAGCCGGAAGGCAACGTATGAGCCGAAGGAGCGGAGCTGGCCGGGGCGGGATGCAGTCCGTCGGCGTGCATCCGTCCATCTATTGCCAGGTCTGCGGGAAACCTGCGGCCAGATACGAACCGGGGCGCGGATGGATGCACTTCACGAAAAAGGGCTCGGTCTGGCATAAGGAGAAACCGGGCTAAATTCCCAAACGTCTAGGATTTTGAAAACTACGCGAAACAGAGGGGCTGGTGCACTTGCCGTGTAGTAGATCGAATGGATGCGGACAGCATCTTTTTCACGGATGGTACAGTACGCCTCCTGAAAATGTGCGGCAATGGCTGGTCGGCTTACCGCCGCAGGCCAGAAGAAGGGGACGGTGATGATCGTGCCTAGGCCGGAAGACCCGTACCGCAAAGGCTCGTTGATCTGGTCGGTGATGGAGGGCGACTGGGAGGACTTGACGGCCCGGCAGATCGCCGAGGTCTTGGACAGTACGCCGGGTTCTGTCAGGAACTGTATCCAAAGGATCAAGCGGGAAACGGGGTATGATGTCCCGCATGTCAGGGGAGGGATGTAGGTTGGATGAGTTCCCGTATCGTTTGCAAAGATTGAGGGAAAAGGAACGGAAGAGCAGGATAGTCCTGTCTCAGCTTTGTGGGCTTCCAGATACTGCGATCCAAAAATATGAGCGTGGAGAAACGAAACCAAATATGGATTCGCTGATTGCGATCGCCAACTATTTCCATGTGAGTATCGATTATCTTGTTGGGAGAACAAATTATTAGACCTGACCTTTTTTGGTCAGTGGAGGTCAGGATATGTGATAGGATAGCATAGGTGGGAGCCCTCCATCCTCCCACCCATGCTCCTCCTCCTCTTGACCACGAAGGGGCAGCGGGTCTCGGTCCGCTGCCCCGGATGTGGGAGATGTGCCGTTCTTTGAAGCTCATATCTCTGTGTAGCGGGAAGCGGCAGGGGCTATATGCAGCGGACCGGCGCATGGACCGGGAGCTGCACTGTGAGAGGGAACGCATGGCGGGGTATGTTCCCGCAGCCTCTTCTATCACATCTTGGAAGGAGACCTCTCGAATGGAAAAACTTGAGATCAAAAAAGTCCCGTTCTTGGGAACAGGACTCATGGCGGCCCGTGACGCGGACGGGCAGATCTGGGTGGGCGTCAAATGGATGTGCAATGGCATCGGTTTATCCAGAGGACAAGCAAATGGAGAGATCGTCAAAGTCCAGAGCGATGAAGTGCTACAAGAGGGTTGCACGAAATTTCATGCAGGGGTGTTTGACCCTGCTCATGAGACGATCGCTCTCAAGCTGGACTTTGTGCCTCTCTGGTTGGCAAAGATCAGCATCACGCCCACGATGAAAGAGGAACACCCGGAACTGGCAGAGACATTGAAGCAATATCAGCTCAAAGCCAAAGATGTGCTGGCGGAAGCGTTCCTCCCCAGTACAGTACATGGGAGCCGGAGCATGACCGAATACCAGAAGATCATGGCCCAGACCCGCGCCGAAAATGTACGCATCCGCAAGGCTCAGATCCTGGAGCGATTGGCGGCTCAGTACGACGGTACATACAGGCAGGTGCTACAGGCCTACGCCACGAGGGAGCTCACTGGGGAATTCCTCCTCCCGCTTCCGGAACTGGACCTCAATGCCACTGCCGCCGCTGACATGGAACAGCTATCTGGATATGCGGCTAAAATCCCTGGAATGGTCTTGATAGCTCTTTTGTAATGGTACTAGAGGTTTATGCCTTGTGACCGTTGATTTTGTATGAAGAATAATAAATTTTGATTGAGAGGTGGTGGTATGGCAGCAAGGCTGACGGATAAGCAAAAAAAGAAAATCCTTGCGGACTATACCGAATTAGAGAGCTATAGCGCAACAGCGAAAGTAAACGGCGTTTCAAAGGACACAGTGCGTCGATTAGTTGCGAGTTGCGCCGATTTCGCCAAGAAAGCGCAGGATAAAAAAGAGAAGAACACCGCTGATATTATTGCTTACATGGAGAATAAGCGAAATATCGTGTGTGAAATACTGGGAAAAGGGCTGGACGCCCTGAACAGCCCGGATAAACTTGCGGATGCCAGTCCGGCGCAGATCACCACGGCGCTGGGGACTCTGATTGACAAATGGGCCATGATAGGCGGCGGTCCGAAGGACGAAGCCGAAGAGGACGATCTGAGCCGCAGCCTGCGGGAATTGGGAGAGGGGTTGGAGGGCGATGCTTGAAATTGTTCCCATGAAGCTGAAAGAGGCAAATGCCTTTGTGGAGCAAAACCACCGCCACCATGGGCCTGTTGTGGGACACAAGTTTTCCATCGGTTGCTCCGATGGAGAGAAAATAGTTGGCGTTGCCATTGTGGGGCGGCCTGTTTCCCGCCATTTAGACGATGGATGGACATTGGAGGTAAATCGGCTTTGCACAGACGGGACCCACAACGCCTGTTCCATGTTATACGCCGCCGCATGGAGGGTGGCCCGTGCCATGGGATACAAAAAACTGGTGACTTACATCCTGGAGAGCGAGAACGGGACGAGCCTCCGTGCTGCCGGATGGAAATGCGTGGGACGGGCTGGGGGACTGCGGTGGACCGGGAAGCGCAGGCCAGAGGTAGACCTTTATCCGGCACAAATGAAAATAAGATTTGAAGTTACCACATGATTTCAGCAAAGCAAAAGAAAATCCTCGCCTTCCCCTACAGCCCCTACGATGCCCTGATCTGCGACGGCGCGGTCCGGTCCGGCAAAACCTCCATTGAGGTGGTGGCATTCATCGACTGGGCCATGCGGGAGTTTTCCGGCCAGCGGTTCGGCATCTGCGGCAAGACCGTGGGCAGCGCGACTGAGAACATGGTCATTCCCTACATATCCCGCAGTTACGCCAAGAAACGTTATACGCTCCACTGGCGGCGTTCGCAGAAGATTCTGGAGGTTCGCCGGGGCCCCAGAGTGAATTACTTCGAGGTGTTCGGCGGACGGGACGAATCCAGCTTCGCTCTGATTCAGGGCCGGACGTTGGCGGGGGTACTGCTGGACGAAGTAGTCCTTATGCCGGAGAGCTTTGTCAATCAGGCACTGGCCCGGTGTAGCGTGGACGGCGCGAGAATCTGGTTTTCCTGCAATCCCGGAAACCCGTCCCACTGGTTCAAAGAGGAGTGGATCGACAAGCGGGAGGAGCACAATGCTCTTTATCTCCACTTCGAGATGACCGACAACCCCAGCCTGAGCGATAAGACGCTTGCCCGTTATCAGTCCATGTATTCCGGTGTGTTTTATGACCGGTATATCCGGGGGCTGTGGGTAGCTGCCGAGGGCCTGGTGTATCCCATGTTCAGCGAAGAGGAACACGTGATGGACGAGATACCCTGGCAAGCCCTCCAGCGGGGGAGATGGTACATCTCGGTAGATTATGGTACAGTGAACCCGACCTCGGCGGGGCTTTGGTGCCTGTGGCGGGGGACGGCGTATCGCGCCGGCGAATATTACTATGACAGTAGGAAGCCTGGGAACCATCAGCGCACGGATGAAGAGCATTATACAGGTCTTGAGGAGCTGGCTGGAGACAAGAAGATAGATCGGATCGTCGTGGACCCATCCGCTGCCAGCTTCAAGGAGACGATCCGGAGGCACGGGAGGTTCGCCGTGTGGGACGCAGACAACAGCGTCGTGGATGGCATCCGGTTGACGGCTTCGCTGCTGCAGGCCGGACGGATCCTGATCCACAGGGACTGCAAGGGCCTGCTGTCGGAGATCGCCGCATACCGCTGGGACACGGAAGCGTCGATGGATACGGTGATAAAAGAAGCGGATCACGCCTGTGACGACATGCGGTACTTCTGCTCCACTATCATGGCGCGGGAAGTGCGGTCTGCGGGCATATGACAAAGATATTTCGATGGGCCATCAAAAAAGAGGAGGATATCTAGCATGAACGAACTGAAGATCTTTGAAGACGAGCGATTTGGGACCATCCGAGCCATCGTGGAAGATGGTAAGACACTGTTCTGTGGGTCCGACGCGACAAAAGCGTTGGGCTACAAGAATTCGAGTAAAGCTCTGACAGACCATTGTAAGGGTGTAACGAAACGTTATATCCATACTCCCGGCGGAAATCAGGAAATGAATTTTATCCCCGAGGGCGATATCTACCGCTTGGCTGCCAAGTCTGAGCTGCCGGGGGCGGAGGAGTTCGAGATCTGGATCTTTGATGAAGTCCTTCCCTCCATCCGCCGCAACGGCGGATACATCTATAGGCAGGAGAACATGACTCCAGAGGAGTTGATGGCAAAAGCGCTGATGGTGGCGCAAAAGACTCTGGCTGACCGTGAGGCCCGCATCTCGGCACTGGAGATCGCCAACTCCGCCCTGACAGTGGAGACGCAGGTCATGAAGCCCAAAGCGGA